CTCGGTGAGTAAGCTTTTTCGTTCAGTGAGATATGACGCTTGTCAATAGCACACTCAACAAAATCACTTCCGTCAAAAACCATGCGCCCTGTATCGCCCTCACAAATCTGTCGTAGCAAACGCATAACAGGCAACTGCGTAGATGAAACATACGCATACTCTTGCGCATCGTGAATTGTAATCACTGTCTCTTGATCAGAGGATGGCTTGAACTTATTTTGTAATTTCATACTGCAAGTACGCAATCTCTAATACCACACATACATGTATTAGTTTCATAGTCATCTGTGAAATGTGCAACAGCCGAATCAAATTCAGCGTCGGGCAGGTCCTCGGGATCCGGCACGGGCCATTCCATATCTGCTTGTGAGAATTTTGTATCAACAGCAACCAGCCCAGGCTCAGTGATATCAACATCTTCACCAGCTGTAGACATGGACCACAGCTTCTGCGTTTCATCAAAGATCTGCATGTAGATGGCGCGCTGTCGAGCCAGTGCACGAAACTTTACCATGAACAATTTCGGACCCAACACAGTCAGTGTCTTGACGAGCTCTGCAATGTCTGCAGGCGTCATTCCAGCGCCATTCTTGCAAACGTAATCTGTAATCTGCGCGTAATCACTACCAACAATTGATTTGCTCGTGTCAGTGCTATACAGATCGAGATAGTAATCAAGAACGATCTTGCGCCCATTCGCGTCAGGCGCAGGAACATAGACAAGCTCGTCAAACCGACCTGGGCGCAAGCCTGCCCTATCAAACTTTGTAATGTCGTTGACAGTTGCAACAGTAATTACAGGGCTCAATCTCTTTGGGAGCCACTCAAGCATCTGAAGGAGGGCCCTGTTGTCCACATCATATCTATCAAAGTCATCGAACACAACCACATTCGGGGCAAGCATTGCCAGGATTTCGGGCCCTGTTCCGTTCGTCTTTCTAAAGAAGCTTGGCTTCAAAATTACGCAGCGGCCGCTCAGGTGATTGTTGATCACGCGTGTGAGAGTCGTCTTGCCAACCCCAGGTGGGCCCAGCAGCATGATTGATCTAGAAAAGCCAGCCTCCATGAAGAGACTCGTATCTTCAGCAACCTGCTCAACTTCAGCCAGCGTTCCGCCAAGTCCAATATAGTTCTTGACGTCGTTCTCAGCGTTGATGATTGGTCGATCACCATGGTAGGTTGCCTGGAAATCGATCTCTACAACAGACGAGCCATAGAAATCCCAAAATGCCTTTGTCAACCAATCGTTGAATCGTTTTCGCGATATCCCCATGTCAGAATCATCAGAATCTTTGATATGAAAGTATGGCCCGCTTGACCAGCGCAGCAATTCCTCATCAGAATCTTCATGCGCCTCACCGGAGCGAGTGGCGGCGGTATTCTTCCTTCTGCCGACCTCGTATTTCACAGCAAAGTAATCAACAGTTCCTTCAAACTCGTATGTGAAAGCAATGACCTCCGTTGCCAGGATTTGTCCTTCTGCATTCTTGATCTTGATTCGCTCACGCTTCAGGCCCTTAACGCAAGGGATGAGGATTTCACGAACAAGCTCGGCGCCTGCTCTATCCTCTGTCAGCATGTAGCAGTCGTTATCTTCAAGCCACAAGTCAACATGGTCAATGTCTTCTTCAATTTCGTAATCGTCAGTATTCTCAATCGACTCGCGGTACTGCTTGACAGCATCTGCGATATCAAATCCTGCGTCGAGCTTTGAAAGCAGACCTTTTCTCGGCTGGACAAGCGAACGCACAACTTGCTTCAGCGGAATAAAGAAACCCGGAAGCGCAGTATTAGTTTTTCCCAAGCGTCCAAGATAACGCTCAAAATCTTCTTCTTCCCAAAACATCGTGTTATCGCCCCAGCTTCATCCTGAAATAATCAAGCGGTTCATAATCCCGCCCGCGCGCTGACACTTTTACAAGCGTCTCAACACCATCAATAACCCTATAGTGAAAAACATCTCCTTTCTTTGTCGTTCGTTTTTGACCTGCAATACCGATTGCACGAGTCTTACTACGCTTAACAACAGCTTTTCGATTTGCTGCTGCTGGATTATCATGGTCGCTACGCATTTATAAACCTTTCATTCCTGTTACCTTTATTGTAACAACAAGTTTTCTTCACGGAATCAAATAATGTCGTTGCTCAACATTTTGTAGATCTCAGGTGTTAGTGTGAGAACTTTAATCTTAAAACGATCTGGGTCAGTCTTTACCTTGGCATCATTCTTTTGCAGCACGTTTAGCATGCCCATTGCAGTTTCCTTATCTTTAAAGACAACAGGCCTACCAGTTTTTACGTCAGAGAGTACAGGATTATAGTAACCCTTGCTATCAATAATTACAAACCGCGCTTCAGGCTTCGCTTTCAAAGCTTACCTTTCTCTAGACGAACGCCTCCAGCTGTTCCTATCCTAGATGCTTTGCCAATAAGCTTTACGCTCCGGCCTTTCTGCAAAAAGACACTCTTGTCGAATGATGATGCTCTTGCAGATTTTGATTTGCCGCGCGGCATATTCCAATCATTCGGTCCAATCGCAAGCGCAGTTGCTGAGAAAACAGTGCTGTCGCCGCGGGCTGTAAGAATGTAATTTACTGGCCTTGTTAGATGGTCCTTTCTCATTAGAGCCACTGTATTTGTAATCCAATTTGGCGTGCGCTGCCCTGTAATCTTTACTTCTAAGACCATGCTTCTATTATCGTTGTCTGTAAAAACGAAATCCCCTCCAGCACCAAGAGCATCAGCGCCAACGTCTTCCAACAAACCTAATGAATTCAGTGTGATGTGTGTTGACATTGCCTTGAACAAAACTTTCTCCCAGGCAATTCCCATGATCCCGCCTAATTCACGCGGTTCAAGTTGAGTTGAGAGATATTTCTTTGATGCCCGCCCGAAGGATGCAAAAAAGCGATCATACTCACTAACGGCCGCAACTATTACGTCACGCGTAAGGATCTGCTTGACCAGCCTTCTATTCCACCTTCTTGTTTCTCTGTTAAAGCGCATTTATGCATCCCAGCTGCAATAACCCATGACACGCTCAGGGTAAAGCACGTTTCCACCATTTACTTCGCTAACAGCATCTTCAATCCAGCGCATTCCATACGCTAGACGAGGCACAGCAAACTTTGCAATGTCACCACTTGCAATTGCAAAAAAGACGTCATTGCGTCCGCCAGGGCCAGTCTCATCTGGAAGTGTTCTAATCTCTTCAAGATATTGTACAGTGACGCCAAATTCAGTTTCGGCCCAACTCTCAAATGCTGTTGAATTACTTGGTTCAACAAGCGTCGCTGGCCAAATTACAACCTGGACAAAACCCTCGTCAAGCTTTACATTTTCCATTTTCTCATTCTCCATTATCAATACGGCACTCTCTGTCACCGCAATAAAGTGAAAGATACTGAATGGTGCGGTATGGCGGATGGCCATTTAGCACTGTTGCATTGCACCACGTCGGCGGACTATAGCAAACCACACCATAGGTGAAACCATCTTCATGCGGAAACTCTTCACTCAAAAAGATTCCCGCGCGCTGCTCCGTTGCCGCTGTTCCTGTTGGAAATATTTCTGCAGCATTAAACCCAGGCCCAATTGCTACTAAAGCACCAACAATAACAAGCGCGCAGACAAGCGCAACGAAACTCAAATATTCATTCCACATTAACATCTGTTTGCTCCAAGCCTGTGTTTATTCATCTGCAAACCCGACTTTCTCGTATTCACCCCTTAGTCTAATAAGCCCATCACGCTCAAGCTTTGTTGAATATTGGCGGGTGATATCTTCTACTACACCAATTGCTGCATGTGACATTGGACCTTGCCTGGCACAAATTAATGTGCAGCGTAATGATGCTTTGTGATCATCAAGCTCAGCAGCTATATTCTCACCTGCCATTGATATGTCATGACCAGTAATTACACGCAATTGATATTTGCAATTTGGCCTTCCATGGATATCGGGTATATTGCAGGGTACATCTTCACTTTCGTGTACAATCGAGCAATTCAAACTCATGCTCTAAATCTTTCTTCATTCGTGTGAAATTATCCAAAAGTCGCCCCATTGCTTCCGATGTGTGTGCTTCACTCAACTTTGCTTCATGCTCAGCCATATTTTGAAAATAGTGTGGATCGTCTAGCGTCACACCAAATGGCCTGCCATCAAGATGTTGTTTTACATGCGTAAGCTCATGTACTAATATTCTAATATACATGAGGACATCATCTCTCTTACCTTTTCTAGCAGCTGTATAGAACTTCCCGAGCACCTCAACATTCACTTGACCGTCACGCATTATACGTGTCATTCCTCTTGTACTGCTGTTTACGAAATGCTTAACAATGTTGATTGTTAATGGCGCATCTCCAATCAGGCGCTGCACAATATGTGCAGTAAGAGCTAGCAGAAAATTATTACGCTCATGTCTGAGCTTGATGTGTCGTGAGAAGATTCTAATGCTGCGTTGCTGCTGCAGCAAGCTTCTCACTCATAATTCCCTTTCGGTGTTTAAAGTACTTTCTGGCGATCGTGCGGAAATACGATTCACCCCCCTCTGGAGAGTCAGGCTTCCAAAGACTATAAAGAGACCAATGATCTTCACTGTTGTCAACACACTGGCGCAAATCTTCAACCATCTGCCAAGCAAGCGGCTGGATTTCACCGTCAAGGAGAGGCAGCATTCTTTCGAGGCGCCCACCCATATCGCATGACATGATGTACTTGTATGACAGTTTCGTCTGCACCATAAGATTGAGATAATCAATGAACTTAAACTTTACAAGGCGGTTGCCAAAATCAATGACGAAGCCCTCTTTGTTCTTAAACTGGCGATCTGTGATGAGATCACGAACAGCAGATTTATTCATCATGAACATCGGGGGTGTGGAAACCTTAAGTTCTCTAGCAATCCACTCCAAGCTTGCAATATCAAGCTTTTCACAATTATCGTCGTATGCTGCAAGTAAGAAAAGCTTCTTCTCATTGCCATAGTCAACATGGACCCTCGATTCAGGTGCAATTAACTCACAGATGATATTCATCACAGGCGGCATATTCAAGATTCGACGCTTTGCATTCATCGATTCAAACTGTCGCTTTGTTAGTAGTTCAAGACCAATGTCACTGTACTGCGTCTGGAGGCGGCCGCGAGTTGTGCAGCGAAGCTCACCATTGTGGACGAAGTACTCGACCATAGCACCATCTTCCTTAGACCAAACAGGATGCAGCTCATCATCGAGCATGTCCCACTTGACCTCGGAGATTTCGTCGTAGTTAAAGAACTTTTCAAAGCCACGAGAAACGAGCCTAACATCACCGATTGAATCATCACGATGAAGTGTCTCGCCACACGCTGCTCTTTCAGTTCTCTCATGCCTATCAAACTTAAACACCAATCCGCGGATCAGTCGCACAACCTCTGTCCAGCCACCCTCAATTGAGTGGAGAACTGCATGCGCCTGCTTGGTGTAATTCAAAAGAATGAGACTGTTCTCTTCATCGATGTCGAAGTCAAAGAGCTCATACGACTTAATTCCCCACTCATCAGGGATAGCCAGGAGGCGCCGGAACTCAGGCTCCAACTCCTTCTTCACAAATCGCCAAGCGGCTTTCTTCTCTTCGTAGTTTGCAATCCGTGAAAGGATCATCGCAGCAATGGCTGTAATTGGACCATTGATGTTTTCAAAATCGGTTGACATGGCGCTCCCTAATGTTTGTTATTTTCAAGACTCAACAGCAAGCTATTAAAGCGAATCAGCTCAGTGTCAGGCAGGCGCAGTGTGTAGCTACGTCCAAATTCGATGATTGCATCACCAGTAATTTTGCATCGGCGCGCAGTCACATGAACAACACCTCCATCAGTTTTAAACGCGCCAGCTGTGGTTGTTCCATCGGCATCAAGCATAGCACTACCCTTCTTCCAGTGTGAGATGATAAATCTCACCTTAATTATATTTTAATACTTTATCAACTGCGCAGAAAGCTCTACGCACGAGGCTTTTTTCGTGACTGCACAAACTCTAGGTTTGCTTCCTGACCAAGAAGACGTAGTTCATCTTCAATACACATATCACAACACCAATACTCATCTTTGCGATAACGATCACTATCCTTTACAACATAGAAGTTGAAGGTAGGTGTACACCGATAGTGACTAAGACAAACTCCACACTCTACAAAGAGGTGGCGAATGTCATGCTGCTGCCCATTGGCAACCTTGGTATGCTTATGTCGAATTACTCCAACGCTCATATCTTACTCCTTAACTACAAATGGATTCACCTTGTGAATCCACCATCCTTAAATTCATTATAATACTCAGCGGCCCTTTAAGTAATCTTCCTTTTGGCTTGCCAGGTCTGAGCGGTGTTCATCAATATGGGATTGAATTGAGCGACCTGAAGGTGGCTTCCTTTGTGAAGCGTATCCGTCCTTGGCCCAGCCTCCGCCCTTCAGCATATGACTGCCCGCACTAAATGCAATGCGCTCACAGGGTTGTCCAGTTTCTGGGCAGTGTGTTACTTCATCGCGATTTGCAAGTGTTCTGATTAGCTCAAAGATTGAACCATCTTCTCGTTTATATTCATAGATTGGCACGAAGTAGTAACCTTTCTTTTTGATCACTCTGTTTCAGTCGGGCTCGGGCAAGGCGCGCAGCTTTCTTCTTGCCATCAACCTCTCGACAGCATGAACACACTTTGCCTGATCCACGATATCCTTTGATACGCTTCTTAAAATCGTCCATCAGGCTGCCCCAATAATCTTGAAGTCATCAAACTTTTCGCCGAGCTCTTTCTTTAGGCGCGCAATTGCAGTCTTTAACTGAACTGCTTCAATCTCTGCAACATCCTTGTGCCAGCCATCCGCGCGGAATTTGATGCGCCACTTAATGACTGCGGACTTATCTCTTTCAGCAGGCTTAACAATTTCATGCGGCATAGGGTGGTCAGTCAGCCATGCGTCATAATGGCGATAGATTTCCTGTGCCTCAGTATGACCTTCATCACGATAACGGAATTGTGCTCTATTCTGTGCTACAACAGCAAGTGACTTGAGGCGGCGAAGGGCTTCACGGTCACCAAGCTTCATGTATTCTTTCCAGAATTCATTCATTTTCTCTGTAGCAAGTCTTGCATCAATAATATTCGCGTACTTCAACACACCCTTAAAGCGCTGGTCAAGATCCGGCCTATCTGTCTGGCGCTTCTGTGCAGGCTGCAGTGATCGAACCTTCTTTGCTGACCTTCTTGGACTGCCGCCGAGCTTCGCAGGCTTCTCTTTCTCAGATGGATGTGTTGTAGGCTTCACCTTCTTTGGTTTAAATTCAGGTGCTTTACCAGATTCACCAGCCTCGCTCATAACCCTTAGCATTACTTTCCTGCGAATTGTATCTACAGCATTACCAGTTGGAGCAATCTCTGCAGGCTCTGATTGCTGTGGAAACCACAACTCATCGCCGTCATTACCCTTACTAGGTACTCCGGCAAAGCCACGATAATTGCCTCGACCTCCACCAACAGTCTGCAATGATTCTTCTTGCTCTCCAAACTTATCATCATTTGTATCAGGTGCTTGTGTTGGTGCGCCACCAAAAGCCTGAATTGATCTGCTTCGCGGCCCCCAGTCTTTCATTCCTGACGTAAACTCAGCATCTGTCGCTGGGTGCGGAATTAGTTGCTTCTGCAAACCATACATTTGCTCTTCAACTTCTTCATGATCATTTTGATCAGTAAGTTGTCCAGTAAGAATTTCAGGCTCTGCTGACTGACAATCACACCCAGCTTCATCAATTGCATGCCCAGATATTTTATCCAGATGACGAATGAACGGATCCTTCTGCTGCTTTCTGGTTACAGGAGCAATATACTCTTCACCAGAATCAGCAATCTCTGGACCAGGACCATGCAATTTTTTACTCATTGCCCTCACCCTCTTCATAGATATCATCCATCAAACCTTCAACAGAGTATCGCGGGCCCTTTTTCTTTGCTCTAATTCGCCTATTCTGCTCGCGTTCGACTAGGCGCTCGAGAAGTGGATCACCTGCAATAAAAGCTTTTGTGATAGTTTCTGCAAAAAGCTGGAGGGAAATTCCTTTTTCAGTAAGGTATGCCCGCAGCTCTGCATGATCTTCAGGCCATAACCTAAAAATCACTTGCTGTCGTAAATCATTTGCCTCACCCATTCTCTTCTTCCTTTTTTGTTCACGAGCTATCTTTTTAGACATCTTGCGAATCCTAGAGAAGAAACTTATTGCTGGCATTCTGCCATTAAAAAATTCCTCTATAGCAATATGTGAAATTGTATTAAAGCGCATCCCAATTCGGAGCTCTTTCTCAATAAGCGCAACTCGCGTCCCTGCAGAGATAGCCAGCTTGTTCTCAATAAGTAGTCTACTATTACTCATTAACTCAGTAGATCATTGATTGTATCAACATGCTCTTGGTCACTCATTTCCACAGCATCACTATCATTGCTGTCGAGCCACTTTTCAAGATCGCCTATCTGCTTAAGCATTTGTTGTTGCAGTTCAAACGCGCGGCTCATCATCTTTTGCCCAGACGCACGGGTACCATCCCAAACTGCAAGCTCTGAGTGGACTTCCCTCAAACCTTCAACTGCAACATCAAATGAGCCTTCAACTTCTTTATACTTTTCATTGTACGTAACACCGCCAAGAGCACCCATATCGTGGCGCGCCCATGTTGCATTAATCTTTGAAGGCAGACTGTTAAATGCCTTGATTAGAGTATTAACCCTGTCAAGCAAATTATCAGCCTTCTTTGAATACTTCGGTGTTGAGTAGGGATCATTCAGTTTTACGGCAGCTGCAATGAGCTTATTAATCTTTTTTAGCTGGATGCCCATAACATACGCGATACTCCAGAGCCGTCGAACAACATCCTCTGTTTCTTGCATTGGAATTCGCTTGGCAAAGTTATCTTTGATCAAATCTTGAACTTCTTCGAAGAAATCATCCATAACACCGGAGAAGTTTTCAAGCATATTGACGTAAATCAAGCGAGCATACTCAGCATGCATCTTCCCATACTTTCCGGCGCGGGTACCACCGCCACCAGGATCAACCGATTTTAAAATCCAATCGCGGAGCTCGTTGTCTGTCTTCGGAATCTTTTCATCACTACCTTGCGAACGGAAAAATGCGTTAAAGACTGGAATGAGTTGCTCAACAGCTGATGAAAGGACGCCTGTTTCTGCTGCGTAATTCAGCATGGCCTCCATAACAGAATCACCCTTCCATTCAAGATCGCCTAGGCCATTTAGAACATCACGAATTGCATCAATGGTTCTGTACATCCTCTCTTCAAATGTAATGGTTTTACCGATCGCTTCCTCAATCTCATTCCAGTAATCATCTTCCATGATTGCCGACTTAATCTGTGAGTCCTTTAGAGCATTGCGAACGTAATTGCCGAATGCCTGCTCTGTTACTTCAGGCTTCCCGAAGATAACCATGAGAGCCTGCATGTTGCGCTTATCATCGACAACATCTTTGAGCGATGGTAACTTGAACTTGCCTACAGAGCGGACAATATCGTCATCCTTAATCTGCTGGGCTTTTGTTAGGCCATGCTTGCCGCTGCCCTTGCCTCTGGCGCGCTCAGGCTTTGGAGGATTTGCAGGAACTACCAGCGGCGCGAACACGGCTGTCTTTTTTCCAGCAGCTTTTTTCTTCTCTGCTGACTTTTCTTTTGCATCTTTCTTGCGCTGAAAAGCTTTTGCGAAATCAAATGGCATGCTGGCTATCTCCGATTAGTTCTTGAACTACACTTACTCACTTAATAAGTAGGCGTTAACACCTCTTTGATTCAGCAAATCTAACCCTGAAGAGTCACGATACATATTAATTGCGATGACTTCATCAATCTTTGCATTCACGATTGCCCGGGCGCAAACAATGCACGGCGAATGTGTAACGTACATCTTGCGTGATTGTTGGTGCGTGTAGGGTAGCTTAATCAGCGCATTAATCTCAGCATGGATCGTTCCCTCGCCACCAGGCCTTTCGGAATCGACTGCATTTGCCCCACCGACTTCAAGCCCGTTATATCCCAAAGCAAGCACTGAAGAGTTATCAACAGACACAATTACAGCACCCACCTGCAAACGGAGTGAAACGCTGCGCTCAGCAATTGATAGTGCGAGCTCAGACCAGATTTGGTCCCAGGCTTTCCTACTTGGCAATAGAGGCACCGGTTGAACTGTGACTCTGATCTAGCGCTTCAATATTGATCCCACGGGAATCGAGCATTCCATCAGTAGACCTTGGCAAGCGGGCCAGCTCACGCTGGTACCTTCTTTCAACCCGCAGACTGTCAAGTGCAATTCGAACGTTAACAATAAGCTCTGGTTCAGTAGCCACTGCGTTGAGCTCCAAAAGAAACCTACGATAGTTTGGTTTATTGCCCAGCATCGCTGCCAGCTGTTTTTCTGTAATTGAACTCACTCTACTTATCCTTTTTGTTTAACGTTTTCTTCTTAAATTGAGCCACAAGGAGCTCAATCATTCCCCACCAAAAAGGATGAACAAGTTCACGGAGGGAAGCCAGATCGGGCATGTCCTGCCCGTTTTCGTAAGCGGCACGAAGGCCCTTCTCAATGACCAGCATTTCGTTGATGCTTGTCTCATTCTCAGTTTCAGATTCAGGAATATCGCCGATGTATGGCCCGTCATACTCAAACATCTCAATAACGTCAGTCTCTTCAGCAATCCGCTTAAGCATATCGTAGTGCAGTTCATACACATGCAGGCTACCACTGTTATGATAATACCACCCTGGCTTAATTCCAAGCTTAACAGCTAGAAGTTTTTGTGCAATCATGAAGAATGGCATATCATAGCTGATTCCCCTGATCAAATCGGACGATCGCATGTTAACAATCATGTCAAGCCGACCATCACGAATGAAGAACTGGAGCGTCATTGTGCATGGAACATCAGGGTTGCTGAAGTCTGTTGTGTGAAACTTATCCTTAATATGGATTACAGCCTGCCGTGTGTCAGTGTCTTCCTGCAGCTGCGCGGCAACCTTCTGGAACTGCGACATCACGGCCACATCACCATCTTTGTTTGTCACAAGATCGTGGTCATACCAGATATGATAACCGTACGCTGAATTTAGAAGACCATCTTCACCTGCGCACTTCTTCCAGAATGAAGAATAATATGAAACGTCATCTACTGCTTGACTTCCTGACAGGTACCACGCAAGTTCGCCAGCCATGTACAATCTACTAAACTTGCGGGCGCAACTAGCTAGAAAAACTTCTGACTCATCAACCCAGATTGGTTCAAAGCTATAATTGATAAGCTCCTTAATTGGTAGCCCGCGGGGAGCTGCATCCTTCCCATGAAAGCGAATATCCCTGGCAGCTTTTCGAAATGCTTTTGTCATGCCTGACAGTGCTCTTGTTACTGCAGCTGTTTTCTTTTCCATCAAAAACCCATCCTCATCAAATCAGCAATGATTCGTAGGGTAAGAACCTCTGAATCTTCGTACTCACTTACATCGTATGAGAGTAACTTGCATTGTGTGTGTCTGCCCTCAGCAAATTCTTTGTAAAGAGCGTTGATTTTTCCCATATTCTCTTCAATGTGAGAAAATTCGTCCCTGTCATCAAGGCCGCTCAAGTCAGAGCGATGCAGAACAACGATGACTGCGCCGAGGCGCGCCCATTGTAGATCAATATTCTTAAAAACCTCTAAGTTAAATTCCCTATTGAACACCTGTGAGTAAACAAACTCACTCGGATATGTTCTATCAAAGAGTGCAGACACACCTGTCTGGTCAAGAAAATCAACAAAGAAGGGTTGCGACCAATCGAGGAGATTCTTGAAATACGAACCCTTACCGCCGCCCGTGAGATGGGCCTGTGACTCGCCCCCATGCTTGAAATAGGGAAGACCAAATGTGGCCTGCAGCTTTCGACTGATTGTCGTCTTCCAGTTCTTGTCTGCTCCCTCAATGATGAGAAGCCTTTGTTTTTCACTCATGCCATAATTCCTGCGCTAGAAAGAAATTTCTCTACATTGAAGACATTGTTCCCTAGAACTGTCCCCAGGACTGCGTCGTAGTGCTCATCCCATTGCCTCTTTGTTTCAGCAGCATCGAAGGTGTCGTGCATACCAAACAAAAGACTTCCCCACACACTCTCAAACTCTAGTGGGTCTTCGTATCCAAGATTGTCATAGTAAAATTCATGACCATAGAACTCGTTGAATCCGATTGGTAATGACCCGCCGGCGAGGACTTCGAAGAGCCGCGGAGTAATGTGCCCCTCTTCGAAATAAATATCCTTTGCGATCATTGGAACAAAGAGGGCACGTCGATGAATATGCGCAATCTCAGCCTTGGTAGCTTTACTGTGTTGTATAACGCCCTGCATAACGACGGGATCATACTTTAGCCAATTACCATACACATGAATACGACCAGGATAATCACAGCCAAATTCTCTAATCCAGCGATCAAGTGCTCCATCGCGGTCGTAGTTATTACCAATATAGACCATAACTGCGCGAGGATCTTTACTGTCACCAAAGCCTGTGTATGGCAACTTGACATCAGACTTAGGCAGCGCTCTTAAGAATCTATCAGAGATAGGACAATGGCGTGTTGAAGTGCATGGAAACCCTGTTGGCATTTTTCCTGTGTCTTTATCACGAACACGATGAACTGTTATGTTTGTTGTGTTGATGTTGCGCAGCCATTCTGGCATAGTATCAACAGTGAACTTGTAGTCTTCATCCCAGATAACAATTTGTGTATCAGTCGACTCAGCATAGTACGTGACTATGCCACGCTGGCGCTGCATAATATAGTCATCAGTGGGGCGGCCGTTGTGCCAGCGCCACCGTACAAGAAGATAATCAAGCCCAGGAAAATCGTTAGTTGGATCAGCAACAAACTTATTAAACATCATCTGGCGCATTGCTGGATAATAGAATTCAGGAACTGTATTGAAGATCCTGCTTTGACCTGCAAAGCGCTGGTCGAAGTAATGAACGGTGCCGCCGGCTTTCCAGCGCCACCATGACATAATCGATGCTGTCATCAACTCTTCACTATTGTCAGGGCGGTCAATGACTTTATCACCCCACTCATGAAAAACAAGCAGTCCTAGCGATTTCATTCATGCATCCTTATATTGTAGTATATTGTACCACTAGGTGACATACTCGGAAAATATCTAGTAATTTGCAGTAATCGCTTCAAAGAGATGGTGCGTTGATTTGAACAGTGTGAATTCACCTTCAACAAATCCCCCAACAAGAACCTGAAGAACGATGCTATCCGGTGACAGCATCACTATACTATGATGCGCATCTGATACACCATCTAGATACGCCACCCTGCCGTGCTCATCTACAAAACAAGCGTCCGGATGTTCTTCTAGGAAGCTCACTTGTCTTCCTCAATGGTTAGCTTATACTTGACATTGAGATGCATGTATTCAGCTTCACGAGATTTTGCAAGTAGCGTAAGCGCCTGATCATCAAAGTGGTCTTTCAGCGCTGCCATAACCTCCTCTGTCACGTCAGCATCTGACGGGATCCCACTAACATCGCAAAAGCTGACAGTACCGCTTCCAGCAATAACAACATATGTGTCAGTCTGTGTCATTCGCATCTTTTTACCTTTTCTCATAATTAATCCACCAATGTGTCAAGGCGGGATAGTCGTCCACCCCAAGGTGTTGAAAATCCCCAGTTATCGTCGTACTTCAGGCGCGCTGCAACAACAGCATTCTTTGTAAGCTTAGCTGTGTCGTACTTTGCATTATATCCCCAGTATGTCATCCAGTGCAGATTACCATCACTACCCATCACACGTAGTTTTGCAAATGGCTTACCACGCTTTGTAGTGCGAATGTTAACTTCACGAATAATAAACCAAACGACCTTACTCTCTGACACTAGATCTTCAATTTCACCCTCATAACCCTCAGGAATCTCATGATAATCATGAATACCATCGACACCAAGCGCACTGAGCTTTTCAACTAGTTCGTCGTTTAAGATTAGATCAATGTTAACGCTGCCATAAACAGTCTCATAAAACTCAATCTGTTCCTCACGTGTCCAAGGTTCAACCTTACCGCGATACTCTTCAATAAGCTCATAAAAGCGTGCATGGCCATTACGTTCTGGTGAGCGCTTCAGCAGGCGTTTCTTAATCTCATCCCAGTGACCAACGATGACAGCATGCATGTGAGCATAATTATCGAACAGTTTACCCTCACCAATAATACTAAGGCTGTCGAATGCCTTAATCTTAATCAACGCATCAACACAACCCTTATTCATCTTACTTGGCCAGAATGTATTATCATCGCGCCAGAACACTTCGTCAATTGCTCTGAACGGACGATTGGCCATAATCTCCTCAACGGCCTTATCACCCACTCGCTTCACCGGACTAAAGGAGGACATTAGCTTTACGCCAACCTCATCCTCAATTGCTGTCCAGCCCCAGCCAGCCTGATTGATATCAGGCAGCACAACTTCGTAGCCAAACGACTTGGCCGTTGAGAATGCCCGTGCCTTCTTTTTATCACCCTTCTCAGAGTATGTCTCAAGGAATGCAGCCATCCATTCGTTTGGATAGTATGTGAAGAGCCATGCGCAGATGTAGCTATCGAAAGCATAGGCAAGAGCGTGACTCTTATTAAAACCGTAGCCTGCAAAGAGTTCCATATCATCCCAAAGCTTTTGGGCCTTAAGCACATCTAAGCCAGCATTGACGCAGCCTTCAACAAACTGTAGATTCAGAGCACGCCTCTCTTGCTCTGCCTTACCTTTCCCATCCATAGATCGCTTAACGATGGCCTTTCGGAGACGGTCACAATCATTTAAATCCATGCCTGCCAGCTCGTGGGCCAGCTGCATCATCTGCTCCTGGAAAATGATTACGCCGTTTGTTGGCGACAACACTTTCTCAATTGCAGGATGATCGTATGTGAATGCTTCACCTCTTCGACGATTAATATAGACCTTGTCAACACCGAGCTTTTTGGGTCCAATTTCAGCAGCCAGAGGACCTGGTCGATAGATTGACGTACCAGTGGCGATGTCCAAGACCATCTCAGGCCGAATACGCTTAATTAGTTTTTGGGCGCCATCCTCTGTGAACTGGAAGATTGCAGGGAACTTTCCTTGCCAGTATACATTCTTTAGAACCTTCATATCAGCATCGTCAATGACGTCAGCGCGCAAGTTCTTATCGTAAAATGTACGTACTTCTGCAAAAGTTGGATTCGGATTACCCTGTGAAATGAGTACATTGCGGATCGCAAGCTCAATCACACGCAGTGTCTCAAGACCAAGGACATCAAACTTAATGAAACCAAGCTCTGGAAGATGCTTATAGTGAAGACCTTCTGTCCAAGGAGCCTGACACTCACCACGAATCTTGATCACTGGCATGGTGCCTTCCAGCTGGTCGTAAATTAGCACACCACCAGCGTGGCGGCTAATTGCCTTGAGTTGCTGGAAGAGGTCACGAATGTGCGCTGCAGCTTCCGGATAATCACAAACGTATTTCTGAAACGTGGGACTGTGCTCAAATGCCAAATCATATGTAAGATAGAAAAGGTTCTTGTCCATGCCCTTCTTCAAAACCTTTGCCTTGACCTCAGGTTCGACGCGCTTTGTTACAGCGTTAACTTCCTGATAAGGAATATCAAAGAACTTTGAAACATCTTTAATCAAGGATTTCAGCTGGAGTCGGTTGTAGTTTGAGATTGTAATGACATTATCATCACCAAACTCATCCCTCAAAATCTCAACTGCCAGCTCTTTACTTGCGACGTCCGAATCAATATCCGGAAAGCCCTTTCGAAATCTGCTAATGAACCTCTCGAAGAGTAGACCATATTGAATTGGATCGAGCTCCGTAATATCAAGAAGATAACAAACTAATGACCCCGCACCAGAGCCTCGGCCCGGACCCATTAACATGCGCTCCTTTAGTCGGATTGCAATACGTTCGTAGCAAAGGAAGTAATCAGCAAAATCACGATCGCCAATTACACCAAGCTCAACTTCAAGACGGTCCCAATATTTGTTCTTGCCAGTATGTGGCGACTCCCTTAATGCCTGTTCACACTTCTCACGTAGGATCTGCTGGCTTGTCTTGGTAGGCGTTGCGTAGGTAAAAATCTTCGTCGCAGTATCGGGACTGACAGCGCCAATCTGCTGATGTGCAATATCATGTGTAATATCAATAGCATCCCAGATGCGCTTGTTCAAATCATTATGTTCAAACTGCTCGTAGTACTCAGGGTGCGCATCACGATACTTCTCCCAATAACGCCACATCTCTTCCCCATTCTTAGGATAGAGCTGGTACTGCATATCATCAATATCGTCAGGAAGATCGTCTAGTGTGTGTTCCTTCTTCCCCATCCATGAGATGCGCTTGTAGACCTCCCTGGCCCGCCACTTATCCGGTGACGGATAATGTGAATCTGCGGTTGCCACGAGAGGGATACCAAAGTCGATGCTTGCGCGGAGGAGCTGTTCATTGACCTGATGCTGGATGGGAATGTCGTTAAACTGTACTTCAAGGTAGAAGTTTTCCTGCCCGACTGCGTCAACGAATCTGTCGGCGAGATTAGCGAGCTCCAGTTGAATTTGCTCGGGTGATAGGTCATCATGGAAACCCTTCAATACCTCATATGAGAATGGGCCGCCAAGGCAAGCAGATGTTACGATGACGTCTTCTCCATGCTCCTTCAGCATATTAAAATCAAAACGTGGGAATCGATACATTCCCTCCTTGTAACCGCGGGAGACCAGGGTAAAGACGTTCTTCAATCCCTTGGCAGATTTAGCCAGCGTTACAAGATGATGACGTCGATTGACCGGATTGAACCACTTGGCCTTCTTCGACTCCTCCTCATCCTCAAGTGCTACTTTTTCATCGTCTACAATATGGGCCTTTCGGAGTTTTGCATCCTCACGGTCTGCCTCCCACTGCTCAAGACTTGGATGAAAGTAGCCCTCAAAGCCATAAACTGGCTTAAAGGCAGAACCCAACTTCTTAGCATGAAGATACTGGTGTGGGAAGCCGTTCATATGACCGTGGTCAGTCAGGGCAAGTGCGTCCATCCCGTTTTGCAGTGCAAAATCAATGTGCTCTTCGGGTTTGCCGAATCCATCGCCTATCGAAAATCCACTGTGACCGTGGAGCCCGACGAATCTCGGATCTTTTCTATTTGTCATTCCCAATTCACTTTCCTACCAGAGCAAGCTTAGCTGGCTCAAGTACAAGATAAGATTTGCCAATACGAACAACCTCAAATGTGCAATCCTTTATAACTACCTGTTCACCCTCAGTGAAAATTGACCAGGTATCAGGCACGGGAGAACCGTCAGCAAATACAAGATTACTAAGTTGTGCTAGTTCATCTACGAGGGGAGCCAGTGCTTTATCATCTGAGATTTCTTCGAATAATTGTTCAAATTGCTTTGTGTCAGGATTCATTACTTGCTTTCTTGAAAATTTGAAATTGGTATATTTTATTTTACAACGCAATATGCTTTGCGGAATCTATCACAGTCTAGTTGAATTCTCTAGTCTTGTTCCACTTGAAATGCGTTGAAAAACTGCATTATCACGAAGGATTCGTAGATTAGATGCACCTGAATATGATAGGCCTGACCTCACGCCGGCTGCTAGCTCCAGCACGACATTTGCGACTGGGCCGGCGTAGGGCACTGTGGTGTTGATTCCTTCTGCAGCTATATGCGAGCTTGTTCGATTTGGATTATCGTTGTATGCTTCCTTTGAAGCCATGCCCCGATATACTTTGAACTTACCGTCCGGTGTATCAATCACTGCCCCGGGAGTCTCGTCTGTCCCTGCTAGGAGCCCGCCAATCATGACAGCATCAGCGCCTGCTGCAAGTGCTTTCACGATATCACCTGACGTTTTGATTCCTCCGTCAGCAATTATTGACACGCGATTTTCAATTGATTCTTTAATGTTTAAGATTGCAGATAACTGAGGGAACCCATGACCTGTGACTGATCGCGTTGTGCAGACAGCACCAGGGCCTACACCAACCTTAATCACATTTGCTCCAGCGTCGTACAAGCGCCAGGCAGCTTCTGGTGTGGCAACATTTCCAGCTACGATTGTAAGTTCAGAGCGATCTTCTACAGAATCTCTAACTAATCTAATCATGGCAAGAACGTGCTGCGAATCGCCATGCGCAATATCAATCAAGAAGTGGCGAGCACCCGCAGCAATGGCATCCTTGATAAAAAGTAATTCGTTTGTACCAACGCCGATTGTGACAGGGAGACCAGCTTTTGCCCAAGCAAGCCTCTCCTCAAGTGTTGTAAAGCGATGCAGATATGCAAAGCCCCCGATGCCCTTTGCTGTCATTGCAGTAAACATTTCAATGCCTGAAATTGTATCCATGTTGGCCGCGATTATCGGCAACTCTAAACTTAGACCATTGATGGATGTCTTCAGCGAAACTTGCCTACGTGATTGAACATTAGAAAATCGTGGCGAAAGAATTACATCATCATATGTAAATGCCTCTTGTGCAACAACAACTGCCATTATTCTTCCATGACTATTGTAAAATCGACGCCGTACGGCTCAAGACTGACATTGCTTTGATCTACACCAACCAGCTTGTCAACCCCACCATTGCCGTAGTATGCTGTTAGCTCTGGGCATATTTCTTCTGCAAGCAAAAGGGCCTCATCCTCGCTATCAGCCTCAAGTGTTACTTGGACTTCTACGTTGGCATTTCCAATTACTACGTACGTTGGCATTTTAACCTCGCTTTAAAGTGTAATCATACAACAACACATTGGCTGCTTGTGAAGTGTTGAGACAAACACCCATACCAGGCATGGGAACCTCAACAATTTGCGAATTTAACAATAAGGCTGTTGGTACGCCAACAGCTTCATGCCCAACAATAATTGTCACAGGGCCAGTAGGCCACTGGAAATTGTGTAAGCTAACAGCCCGCTCATGCAATTCAGCAGCAACAAGCGTGCGTCCAACTGACCTTATAAGAAAACTCTCTGGGTTACTGTACTGTTTAATGTCAAGATAGTCAACAGTTGAACCGCTTTTATTTTTTAGCACGTGATGCTTTGGCAAATGTCCGATAACATCAACACCCTCTGCGCCGAAGCATGCAGCCGCCCGAATAACAAATCCAAGATTCTCATCAATACGAAAATTCACTGTTGCTATGCGTAGAGGAAAAACTTTTGCGTGTAAAAGTTTTGCGTCGACACGCTGACGACGCGTAGGTCCGGAGCGTATGAATTTATCTTGTTGTAATTGACCCTTAGCCACAATAAATTGAGCATTTCTTACATGGGCAAACAAGACCAATTGGTCTGTCATGCTCAAAACCATCAAGCAAACAAGGCTGCTCTGGCAATTTCTTCATGCTTTCATTAAATGAATCAAAGCTCTTATCCACCTGTGGCGAAACAAAGATATCCTTTATCAGCTCAAATGGATCGACAAAACGTTCTTGGGTGGGAACTCCCGAATGTTCAGCACGCGCGGCACCCAGAAACGCTTCGCCGATTTCTTTTGCAACTTCCCTTGACAATGTCCAAGCGCGGCTTCTATTAATCGTCTTCTCACTTAAAAAGATGTGACCATTACGAATATCAAGCTGTAAGATTGCGGTTTGTTCTGCAATGGATTCATTACCATCACCTGGTTTATAGGGAAATGTAACTTTAAAAGTTGTTAACTTTTCTGTTCCCACTAAAGTGCCTCAGAGAAAATGTCACCGCCACATGTGATTGATTGCTCAATAGCTGCACCAACAGCTTCACGAACAAAATCCTCAGGATATTGAACACCACCATCACGCTTGTACAGCAGCTTCATAGCAGTCATGGCATGCGTTCCACCGCTGCCACAAACAGCAATACCGTTCTTTCCGGGAAGCACAATCACTGTGCCCGCCCCTGACCATGCTGCATCTTTTGTAACAAGCACAAAACCAAATCCATCAGCCTGGTCTGCCGGCATACCAAGATCAATGTTCTGTTGCTTAATCCAGTCAGCAAACTTTGCAACATCATCTTTTGTATTCAATGGACCAGACCAATTAGAAATTTTCTTTCGCACAACTTCAAGTGTCGCAGCGAAACCTGCAATCCCAACGAGAAATGATCCTGCATTAATCACCTTAGATCCCATGTTCAAAGGTGTGTCACCCAACGTGGCTTGTGAATCACTTGCAATTGCTGCGCCATTACTTCCTGCGAAACCTGCAATAACTGTCATTATTTTGCCCTCACTTGTTGCCATCCAGCATCTTCCATTTCACCTGTAAACGCAATGTGCGTTCGTGAAATTCGTGTGATCACGCCCTCAGCAAGAAGACTATTGAGATGACGATAGAATGGTTGTAGCATTCCTTGATAGCCTGCGGCTGTTCGTCCAAAAAGTGTAGAAGACCATTTACTTTCTACATTTGCAATAGCATCGGCGCGCTTTGCAAGCTTACGTGTAGTTGCAACACCATTCAATTGCTCGAGTGCTGTTAGAATTGCATATTCATATTTGTTGTACACTATTGAACCCTAACCATCGTCTCTTGGTCATAAAACCAGGGTGATACGTAATATCCGCGGTACATGATTTGCTCAAATACCTTTCCCCAACCGTCAGACCACTGGTCTGACGTTACACCAGTCAAGCGGCCAAGTTCATCTGCCGATGGGATGTGTTTTGGATCAACTGTCTCAAATACAGTTCTTATCCATAGCAGGCCTTCTTGAATGAAAAACGAGCAGTTGCCACCCACAAACATATCAAGCTCATCATACGATGTCCAGCATAACGACAACTCTTCTTCCTCACCAACTGCGCCAACTAATGATTGCAGCGCCGACAAAGAATAAACTGGATCTGCACCTTCGTCAGCCCAATCACCGTCTTTGTAATAGACCTTGGCTTCGCCTTCAACGAAGATTTTCATTTTCACTCCTACCTTTATTATACTTCTTTGAATATAACGCGGAATTATTTTTTACCTGGCCAGCCACCTGGATAACAGTGTGTGCACGAAAAGCTACCACACATTGTGTAACTACAATCATGCCACTCAATTGCGCTAGTAGGTGTTGGTAATTCAAGTGCTTGCTCTGTAGGTGGTTCCTGCGCGGGCAACTCTTCGTCAAGCCTCACATGCGTCACATCAACTTTCTCTTTAAAGGCTGCCATGAATTCGTCAGGCGTAACTTCGAGGAGAATTAAAACCTCAAGAAGAAAGCGTTGCGCATCAACAAATTCTTCGACAAACGCTGCACGATCCCAAGAGTCTTGGTCACTCCTCCATGGCTTCCCTGCCTTCAGATGTTGCAGTGCTTCAAAGATTTCTTCAACAGCACGAGTTCCAACATCTCTGAGGAAAGCGAATGATTCCTTCTCATTCATGTCCAGCGGAAACTCAGGAAACCCTGACACTTTCTGCAGGCGGCGCATGAAGCTGGTCTGTAACATGAACATGTCATGCAGCATATCATCGCCCTCATGCGCCCCATTATTCATGCTGACAGGCCTGCTAGCTGCTGCTGCTCACTGTCATCTGCAACTGCTGCAAGGCGCGACGTTGTTGTTCGCAGATCTTGCATTGCATTCATTAATTCTCTTACATTCGGGCCGCGCTCATTTGGTTCACGCGGATCATTAGCCAACTGCTGGATCTTTGCCATTACAAGTGAAATATCAGCGTCGACCGCTGCTGTCCATGACTTCTTGCCAGATCGCTGCTTATTCAGGTTTGCTTGTGCTGCTGCTCGCATTTTTTTCTCTCTCCATCTTTTAATTGAGCCCCACATTATGCTCTCCTGACAGCATCGTCAGTTACAGCAAAGTGGTGACCTCCTTCGTACCAATAATCAATGATTATTCGATTATTATGTGGTTCTTCAATATATTTGCAAAACATTCCAGTATGCTCACCACGCAAATCTGTTTTGAAAACAACGTTGTTACCAAAGCGGAATTCATAAGGATTAAATGGCGGTTTTGGCTTGATGAGGCCATCAGCAACTGCCTGCGCAAGAACCTTCATGGAAATTCGCTTCTTCTTGTAGCGCGTTTTGATAACAGCCTTTTGTGTGTTTGTTAGCTCTGCTACTGTAATTCCAATGTCAAATTCATCGTTTGTTGGTCTAGCCATGTTGCACTACAAAGAAAGTATGAAGATTATAATCAGTGTCTTCTGCGCCGAAGAAGAAACCTTCGCCTGTCTCTTCGGAACAATCAACCGCTGTGTTAACAAAATCGATCTTTTTGTAATAGCCAGGCTCTGTTCCATCGTCATCATAGATGACGATATCGAGCTCACGATCAAGCTTGGCAAGCATACTAATTACTTCTTTGACTTTCATCCGCACTTACTCCAGCCGCAATCGCACTTTACACAATTCTCTTCGTAGATTAAGAAGCTGCTACCGCAACTCAGGCACTCAGGATCAACTGCTTTTGCAACTTCAACCTGCTGCTCTTGTGTTAAGTACTTCTTGAGAATTCTTGACAAAATTGTTGAAAAATCAAACATGCTGCCCTGGCATTTAGCAAGCTGCTGTACAATAAACCTAGGTGGTGTTCCATGGCGTAATGATGTTGACAGCAACCTTGTAAATGCTGACTGTTCATCAGTCTGCAACAGATCAGCTATATTTTCAAGAACAACGATTTCATTACCATCTAATACATTGTAAATCCCAGATGAATCCTTGGAAACAACGTAGTTTTCATCTCTACGGATAACAAAATCATCAGGCGGATGTGCACCAGCAAAAACTTCGTACAGTTCACCATCAAGAAGTCCAACAACAACAAGCCATGGAACACCTTTCACACGAGCCCTGTGAAGCTCTGCAGGGAGAATCCTCCCTCGTTTCGGGGCCTTTCGGCGTGAGATCTTTGCAGGTGCCTCTTTTACACCGACAGCTTCAAGGACTTGAATCTTTGATCCATCTCTATAGACTGTCACTGATTTACAACCTAACTGATAAGCAAGCTTGTACGCATCCTCAACATCCTCAACAGTTGCGCTATTTGGAAGATTGATTGTCTTACTTACGCCACTATCATTATGCCTTTGAAAAACCGCGAGCATCTTAATATGGTCTTCCACACTAATCTCAGATGCTGCCTCAAAGTAGTCAGGAACTTGAAGAATGTGTTTGATTTCATCCATCGGAAGATCTTCATCAAGATACTCCAAAAACGATTCCCACAAGCCTTCGCTGCGAAGCCACTCGCCAAATGCATAAACAGTATTAACATAACTGCCGACTCGACTGTTCTGCCTAAAGGCAAGGAAGTAGCCGGGTTCGCAACCTGTTGTGAATCCAGTGATCGTTCCCCCTGTCCCAACAGGGGCTTGCGTCAAACCCGTAATATGACGGATGCCGTGCTTAGCAATTGCTTCTTGCACATCAGCAGGAAGCCTCTTGAAAAATGCACTCTGACTATATCCCTCAAAGTCAAATACCGGAAACGGGCCTTTCTCTTTCGCAAGCTCAATAGACTCCCAATATACTTCTTCCTTGAAGGTTCGAAGAATTGACTCTGCAACTGCTCGTCCCTGAATTGAGCTGTACGCTTCACCCATAAGCATGAGCGCATCAGCCATACCTGTTGTTCCCAGACCAATTCGGCGCTCCTTCTCACGCATTGTATCAATGCCCTCAATGCCGACATGCGTCTTATCAGCAACACATTCAAGCCATTGGACACCAATGCGCACTATACGCTTAAACTCATCAATGTCAAAGGTGCCCTGCTTTACAAACGAAGCAATAACAATTGAGCTCAGAATACACGACGCATCAACAGGCATCCACTGTTCACCACATGGGTTGCAGCTTGACATTGGGTGACAGTATTCACCGTTGTGGAAAGCGCGAATAATATCTGTGAATGCAATGCCAGGGCAGCCGTCTTCCCAGGCAGCTTGTGCCATTTCATGAAACCACTCACCAGTTGTTTGGCGATATGGGCCGCGGATAAGTTCAAGATTAGCATTAAAGAAAGGTGCCTCTGCAGACGCAAGAAGCTCTGCATCTTCGATATTCGGTGCTGTCACTGTACGATTAGTGTACGATCCAGACCGCTTATCAAGAACCTTATAATCGTATAAGAACCACTCGTCTTCACCCCAGAATGTTGACCATTCATCTTTTCCACCGGCCAGTACATCATCCATAAAAATGTCAGGTACCCCTGTTGTGATGTTAAACCTCTGGCCTGAATAATCATGCTTCCACTGGAATCTTGCAAACGCAGCTTCATCTGTTATGTCAGCAAACTTTCGAATATTTTCCCAATTGTTATCAGCCTTAAAGTGAATCCATTCCTTTAGGCTTGGGTGTCGAGCGTCAAGCGTGCCCATATTTGCGCCGGATCGATTTCCACCCTGCTGGATATTCTTACTCGCGTGGGAGGTGTCAATGAGGAATCCAATAGGGCCTGACGCACGAGCGGATACAGTTTTACATACAGAAATTCTTGGTCTAAGGTTTGACCAATCAAGTCCTGTGCCGCCGCCCTGACGCTGGACTTTAAAGTGTTGCCTTTTGAATTCGCTAATTGAATCACTGTCATCTTCAATCCCTAATACAAAGCAGTTTGAATAATTCTTTGTACCCGTTCCTGCCTGAGCCATTTGCCGGCCTGCGGGAAGAAGTTGCTTCATACACATCGCCTTAAGGATCTGTACACGCAACTCTACATCATCAACAATTTCATCTGTTATACGAACAAAGCAATCGTAAATATGGTGCTCAACTGGCTGGCCGCTAGGACCCTTCAGCGCATATCTGGCCTTCCACACGTCGTAGTGCTTTGGGTTGATAAAGTAATATTCGTCAATTGTGCGTTTGCCATCGGCTTCGAGGGGCCTAGAGAAATCTAACTTATTAACAACTTCGTAAAGAACTTCCCTGCCTACCATTATTGATTGGCCTTCTTCCTAGCAAACGCCTGCTTCATAATCTCAAACTTTGATGTCTCATCAAGCGGTCCGAGATCCCTGACTTCTTGATTTTCATCAGGAAGCAAGAACTCAATTGTTGATGACGATGTATTCATCATGATTGGATAGATAATACCGTCGCGGCCTGATCTGTTCTTGGCCAGTAACGACCTTCCACCTCCATCCATCTTGTCACGATTTGTTCTTGAAAGAGTTAAGATAACATCTGCAATTTGAGCCTTGGCGTACGCTTCACCAATTGCTGAAATTGTGACAAGCTCTGCATCATGGGCGCCACGATTTGCCTGTGAGGCGGTCCAGATTGGAAGTTCTAATTCATCACCCAACGCACGCAACTCTTCGTACAGCAGTTCAAGCTCATATCTCTTTGCTTCATATTGCTTTGATGAACGGAGAAGATCAGCGTAATCAACGATGATAAGATCGGGAGTAAACTCACGCGATTTCAATCGCTCAATATGCGCTGATAATTGCGAAATGCCTGCCTTCTTGGTTGGATATTTCTTAATAATGAGCTTTCCCGTGACCTCCTTCAAACGATCCTTCAGAATCGGCACAAGGCCTGGAACATCTTCAAATTTAGCTCCGAGTAGATTTGCATCATACCGTCGAGCAACAATCGATTCACGAAGCTCAAGAGTGTAGTGAAGGACGTTGAAGCCCTGTTGGATTGCAGCAGAGCCTAGAGCAACAAGAAAGTGTGACTTACCAGCACCTGTTGGTGCAATAACAACACCAAGCTCGCCCTTTCCAAGGCCACCCTGCATCTCATTATTGATGATTGGCCATGGCGTCGGAACTGGGCAGCGGTCAGCATCATCTTGCATACGCATGAAAATTTCATCTTCGCCATCATATTCATGCCCGACGTTTTTCTCAACGCCGAGTTCAACAGCATGTTTCAAGCGCATGACAACAGCACCGTATTTATCGTGCTTGAGATCGTCAACAGCGCCAACAAGCGCTTCCTTTAACCTTTGCTTCTTGCAGAAATCAAGTGATCGCTCTTTTGCATACTGGACGTCAGACGGCTTTGTAAGCAATTCTGACATGTTGTCAAGAAAATCAGTTACCTGCTTTGCCATGATTGGCTCTTTACTCAGCTCGTCAATGACCATGCTTCTAATCATCGTTGTGCTTGGATACGCCTTATATTCTTCGAAGTAAGTCATCCACATTGCGTGCGTTACACGCATTGAATCTACGCTAAAGTTCTCTGTGCGAACTACTTCGATCATTCGATCTGCGTATTCCTTGTCAACTAAGAGAGCTGCCATAACGAGATTTTGAAAATGCTCGCTACCAATCTCTGCGAAAGTCTGCTCTGTCATGCTCTTGATACCTCTGGTCTTTTATGATATGATATATTGTAAATCACTGCTTAAATTCTGTAATGAACTGCAAATCTCGCGTTACGCGGCCCGCAGCAATTGACGTAATGCTATCCTCAGCAAGCATGTGTCTAAATGCAAGCTGATTTAACTTTCTTCGCTTTAGCTCTTCAGTGACAGTTTCTAGTAACTCAGTCAATTGCGCAGGCGAAAGCATTGGATCAGCAAGCTGCATCAGCTTGTAGTTGCGATAAAAAACATCCTGCTGCTCAACAATCCTATCAAACTTTGTTCCATCACGCTCAACAGCCCAAGCTATAATTTGATCAAGCTCAACTGGCGTTGGCTCAGCAAGCTCTGGAAAGCATTTCGTAATTGACTTCATCCCTAGCCCTTTAATACCTGGGATATTGTCAGAACCGTCACCATCGAGTGCTCTTGCAACTGCTGTATTTGCTGGTGATACGCCAAATTTTGCAAGTACATCGACCTCTGTCACCAGCACATCAGATGCTTGGTTGTAGACATATGTATTATCTTCGTCACTACACAGCTGGTAAAAATCCTTGTCTGACGAAAGAATAAATTTTTCATCTTCTTTGCTGAAAAAATCAGTGGCAAGATAGGCAATCACATCATCTGCTTCGCACCTATCAATTGACACATAGGCAATCGGCATATTCTCAAAATAGTGGCGCACACGTGCACCCTGCTCAAGCATATTCCTATGTACATCTTCCTCTGTCCCGTGATTATAGAAACGATTTGTTCGAAATGGCTTTCGATTCCCTTTGTAGTCTTTAAAGATGCTGCGTCTACGAACACTTCCCTCAGCACCATCTGTTACGACGACAACATCTGTTGGCTTAAGCTTTCTTATCGCAGCAGTCAACGAACGCAGCGTGCCAAATGTTCCTCCATTTGGCTCACCTGTTCTAGGGTTGTGTGTTGGAATAACTGCATAATTACGAATGAACATGTTGAGGAAGTCTACGAGGATAATTCGTCTTCCAGTTGGATCGTCAAGAGGGGCAAGTTTATCAGTCACCATCGTCAAAATCTCCGTTGAGGAATTTCATTGCTGTTTCAACTGTGACAATTGCGCCAGCAGAATTTGCATGACCTCCGCCATGCGGATTTAATGCAGCTGCAATCACAGACACATCAGCCCCAAAGCTGCGCGCTGACCGTAGCCCAAATTTAATTGTCCCATCAGCTTTCATGTACCACATCACAGCGAAATCAGCATCATGCCGAAGTTTATCACCCATGGCACTATGGAAATAAGAGATATTCACTGCAACAAATTCATAGGTCTGGCTATCAACAACGCATACAGAGCGCTGGGCGTTTCTTGCAATTGTATCAAGAATGTTGTCACGATACTCTGTTAATTGAATTCCTGAAGTTATTAGCTCCTTGAACACACTGTTCACAGCAAGCGCATCAAAATCATCAAACGTAAAAGGTACATTATAGAGTGCTGTTTGCACTGCTCGGCTCATCGGAAGATTAAACTTCCACAGATCAATATCCTCAGCATACGAAATCAGAAGTGGCTTTTTCTTGCTGCCATGAAAGGCGCGCCAAGCAATTGATGCGCCTGACATGTTATAATTGAAGTAAGTTCCATCGATGTCTTGACACTCCTCGCGACCTGTTTTGTGGTGGTCAAGAACCCAAACATTCTTGGCAAGCTTCTTCATTTCAAGCAATGCGTCACGTGGTGGACATGAATCAATGAAAACAACATTGCGATCAATGTAGTCAGTGGCATTTGGCTTGTGTCCGAAACTATATGGAATGTATTTGCAATCTCTTCTTGCATGCTCATTAGACCAAGCAGCCCACGCACCAGCCATACCATCGTTACAACCCTCATGATAGTAGACTGTATTTATGCCAGCAAACATAAGATTGGGAATGCCCATTAGAGCTTCATCCATCTGTAAAAACCAACTGCTGGCTTTGATTTATCAAACCTAATTTTATCAGTCACAACTCTAATCCGTTTCATCTTGCCGGGCTTAAGAATTCTATAACAACGTTTGTCACGTGCAAGTGGTCCAATGTAATTTGCATAAAAATATACAGGTGATTTGATGTGTGCGTTAGGGCGTCGCTTGAGCTTTTTCTTTGCAGTCTTCATAAACCATGATTTTGACATTCCTTCATATGGATATATGATTCCATAGAATTGCTGTTTTTCAGCCCGTGATAGTCTATTAAGCTCTAGGACATGTACCTGCCCTCGATAAGAAGCATTAAGAACAATGGCACGCCTGTGCGTGCCATTATATTCAAAATCAATTACATCACCGGCTTGAAATTTAGCCATCACACTCCACTAAGTCTTCTTTGCGCACCCAAAAAAGTGTAGTGTCTCGAAAGACTGCTGTTAATCTTCCACCCGTAAAGTCGCATAGTTCAGGTACAACAGTCACAGTTTCTTGCTCTAATGTAACAGCAGTTTCATGCGATGGATAAATAAAACCAACAGCACCCTTAGTTGCCAAGTGAATTTTTGATTCTGCCTTTAACAGCATCGAATATCTAGTTGACATCCGGAACCTCCGTTGTATGCCCGCCGCGCTTAATGTACTTCATAACTAGGTGCTCATTAAGAAAACTAAGTGCCAATGCATGAGCTTCTGGATCTGTTTTAATTAGTTCCATCCAGCCAGAATGATCGCTGTCACTGTATTGAAATGGAATTCCTTCGCCTTTGCTTGCACCCTTTTTGTGCAAACGTTTTGGATTTGTTCCACTAATATATCCTTGCTCACGTAATACCGGATACCAAGACTCAATATCACCAATTCCTTCAGCGAAATAAATTGGAAACTTCATCTGCCTGAAGGGAGGACCGAATCTTGTTTTGATTACTTCTGACCGGCAGACCATCCCTTTTCTCTTTAAGGCATTCTCACCGTCTTTTGGTTTAATGCGCTTGCTGTGATGCAATCGTATTCTAACAGAAGCGTAATAAGGAATTGTTTCACCGCCTGGGCTATAGAATTCATCCTCACCCATTGCTGCGCCAATTTTATTCTTCAAGTGATTTGTCACAACCAGCGTAACGTTTGCCTTATCAAAGTGTTGCAGTGCCTTAGACATGCCACCAGAAATTTGCTTTGCAAACATGAGATTCTTATTCATGTTGAAATCATAATCTGCGTCGTGCTGGGCAGCAGGTTTTGTTGCAGACACACTGTCCCATACAATAGTTACAGGTCTGTCATTTCCTGCTGCTCGCTTTGCAATAACCAAATTGATGATCTTCTCAATTGAAACAAAACATTCTTCTAGATTGTTTGGCTGAAGATATAGGAAGTTATTTTCCCTGTCAACACCGAGCATATCCATAAACTCAAAATTGGCTGCAAACTCTGTATCAATTAAGATAGCCAGTCCACCAGCTTTTTGAGTGTTGGCCAAGATAACGGCGCCCATAAGCGACTTGCCTGCGCTGTTGAAGCCCGCAATGTCAATTACTTTACCTTCAGGGATGCCGCCATCTGCGCGATTACTAATAGCATAATCTAGAAGTGTTGATCCTGTTGATATAAACCTCTGCCCCTCAAATGGATCGTCTTTTCTTAGATCGATTGCAAGAGGGCCACCCTTTCTTCCCTTGTTCAATGAGGAAATTAAATCATCCAGTTGAAAGCGTGCCTGCGCTTCTAGCGGAGCAAAACCCTTCTCAAAGGCTTCTGCAGCACTCATTACATCATCTACCATGTTTTCTATTCTCCGTTTGCCTTTTCAAGAATTCTGCCAGCTAACTCGGCACGGCCAATTGTTAGACCATTCAAGGCAATCTCATATTCATCTTCAGCGTGAAGATATGCTCTAATATCATGGACATGAACATTACCTGCTTGCGTAAGCGTCCAATTTAAGTCGTCCTCTGCTGACAGAGCGTTTATCAATTCAAGGCCGCGGCGACTTGCTTCCATCTCTGTAATTTCTTCAGAGGTTCGCAAGATAATGTTGCCACTCAACGGCATTTTATAAACGTATTCCACTGCAGTCCAATCTGTGTATACCCGAAGGCTGTTGGGTCCCCGACCGAGCTCGTCGAAGCCTATGTCGGTCGGGGACCCAACAGTTTCTATTATAGGTTTGCTACTGCAGCCTCAACAGCATCATCTGATCCGGAACCTCGAACAGTCCCTATTGATGTGTCAGTAGCCTTTGCGTCACCGTCGAGGTAATCAGAAAGGCGCTCCTTAACTTCCTCAGGTGTTGAAAGACCGTAGATTTGCACCAGCGGCTTCAAGCTTTCCATGATTTCGTCAAGATCACGATCATCATCGCCATCGATTAATGGTGAATTCTTGCGTGCAAAATCAAGTTCAGTCTTTGGCCAATTCTGGCCAGCTGCTGGATCCTTCGGCGTCAGAGTGACCTTAAGATCGATTCCGTCAACAGGATCTTGGACCATTCCATAGTCCTCATCCATCATCTTACCTACGACGTAAGTAAAGTTGGTCTTATTGAGACGGAACCACTTGGCCTCACCAGCCTCTTCACCTTCGCGAATAAGAACGGGAGTAAAATAGCTGACCTTGGCTCGAATATCCTTGGCAACTTGCACAGATGCATCATTTCCAGAATCGTAGAGCTCAGAGACGAATTCACAAATAGCACAAGGCTCATTGTTATTGCGCTTTGGACAGCGAACGGCGCCCTTTCCTACACCATAATGGAAGAAAACTTCCTCAAATGGGTAACCATCTTCGCCGTATGGAAGAATTCTGACACGCTCTGTCTTATTCTCTGTCGGCTTGTATAGGTCGTTCTGTCGCTTATTGTTGGCGCGATCAATTGCGCCTTGGAGTCGTGCACGTAGTGCTTCATTCATGCCCATGGGTATGTTTCCTTTATGTTATGGGTGTTTGTGTAAATTATTGTTTGTTATTTATTTATAATTGAGTTGAGCCGTGTATGAAAGTGTCTTAATCGGCCCTTGTGGGTTGTAATAATGCTATTTCTATGTTTTTGCCAGTTTACTATATCTCCATTGCCCTTAATGGCATTTAATGCGTTTAATGTAAACAGTGTATTTGTTCCACTGTTTCTATGAACCCGAATCATCTCTAAAGGTTCATTTCCTAAATCTACTTGCTTTAATGTTTGTTCATCAACATTAAAAGTCAAAGCAAATCGCGTGTCATCCCTATCTGTTGTACCCAATACAAATACTCTTGGTGGAGAATATGTTGTATTGACATAATCTAATGCTGCATCCAGCTCTACTTCAGCATCAACAAATGTGCAAAGTAGCACACCTTGATTCCTCATATCAACCTCGTATAAGTAGTTTTAACCTACCTTATTGTACAACTTGGTTTTCACTTTGGAACCTTCCAAGTTGTTAAGATTGCACAGGATTCTAAGAAATAAGTGCCAAGTAATACGCACCAAATTCATCTGCTGTGACACCAACTCCGCCTGCTTCAACAGCTGCGTTATTAGCAATTTGCCTCCAATTCATTGAAGCAATCTCTGCAGCAAGTTCTTTATGGTTGCCAAGGATTGTTTTTAGCTTCACTGTCTTCTTCAGGTTCGTCCCAGGAACAGACAGTGTAACCATATAACGAGGAGCACTCACAGTTTTATAACCTCAAATTTATGACCAAGCCCTGTGAGGTGAGCCCTGACGAAATCAAAGGCTTCATTCCCAGAACCGTCATCAACAAGCTTCAAAGCAACTCTGCCCTCGTGGCTTGGATACTTCCTGACTGTTGTTAAATAGAGATCCAAGATTTCCTTGATGATTAACATACCTCCATAATAAATCGTAGAAGGTGCGATGTATACAACAAAGCGGTCAGCGTCGGTTCCAATTGAGTCAGTAATAAATTCAGCAATATTCTTTTGGTTTGCCATCCAGCGCGCTTCGGCGAGCATCATCTCACCAACAAAGCCAGGTACAGCTGCGGTTTGCTCTTCAATAAATCCTTGCAGCTCTACTGATACAGAATCAAAGCGCTCTAAATCAAGTGAAAAACTGAATTGGGGTGGATCCTTCAAGCTGAAGCCTGGGGTCGCGATGTTTATTACTTGCTCCATAATCTCTTTCTTGCTTCTGCCCGAAACTTTTCAAAGTCGTCAGGCTTATCGGCACCCATGTCGTACCAGTAGTCGTTAATTACTTCATCCATCACAACAGCATCAGCAAGTTCTCGCATTCCAGCGCTGCGCTTATCATAATGCTTCTTAAGTTCATCACGCGCTGCTGCAACTGCTGTTTGCAAAATCTTGCGCCGAAACTTTCGAAATGCTTTTAGGCCTTGCAGTTTTTCATATTTTTGACTATTAATCAACGTATGAAGATCACGCTGCATGAACTTCTTACTCATGACAATATTCTTGATCAGCTTATTTTTTCTAGCTGCTGGCCAAATATGCGGATGATTATCTGTTGTATAACGATCGCCAAGAAGTTGTGGCAGATGCGTTCTAATAAGATGCACTGTTTCAGATTCACGAGCCTTAATTTCAGGCATGTCAGTCAAATACGCCAGCTCACCAGCCCAACTATCATTGAAACCAGTGAATTTCTTCATTGTAGACGCACGCTGCCGCTCATACTTGTTAATCTGCTTTTCGCCCCAATCTTTCTTTGCTGTCACTGCATTGTCTCGAATGTGTGTCAGTTCATGAGCGACAATCGCTTCAAAGGATTCGACAAGCGAAGCATGGTCAATGTCATAAATAACAAGAAGATCGCCAGCAACAATTGAACTATTGAGATTGATACCGATTTTATATTCGCCATCCTCAACACCAGCTGCACCATTTGTTTTTGCAAAAAGTTTCTCTGGACCGCTTGCTTCTCCAACAAATAAACCAGCCTTGACATAGATCTTTTGGTTCGTTCCCTCAATCTTTTCATCAAAACCAATGGCAACTAACGCACGTTCTTCATCACCGCCAACAAGTTCAAGTAAGGTTTTCTCAGCATCACCAATCTTAATTTTGATATAGAGCTTTCGAAGCAGCTCGTTTGTAATTTCTTTCACAAAACTCGAATTGATAGGAATGGGACCTTCGGCAAGAAGATTAAGCAAGTTGTGCGAAGCCTCATCCATCTTCTTTTCTTGCTTGGCGAGCTTGTCAGCTTCGTCCTTCTTCTCACGCTCTTTATCTGATGTGTATAACTTTATACTAAATGTCGTTTTTGTGTCAGCAACAAAGTGGACCTTCCCACCATGGACATCCCAGAAATCATCGAATGATCTGAAGAAAAGAATATCCTTCAGGTCGGGATCCTTGGCAGTCATAACCGCGTTTACAGGATCAACAACACCGTGGCGATCAAGATACATTGTGAATGCCCGGGTAAGCGCCTTGAACACAGCGTCATCCATTCCCAAATCATCATGCCAATATGGGAAACCCTTCTTCATCATGCCAAGCTTCATTAGCTCTTCAACATGATCAGAATTGAGACCCTCATGCTTAATCATCGTCTGCAACCATGGCTCATCCCTTGATGGCCTTGGAAGATTTGACATTATTGATGGCTGCCCAGCGCCAAGATACTTGAATGAGACGTTATAAACAGTGCCATCTTTTTCCTGGATTGTAAAGTCTGATTTCTTACGGCTCTTCCCGACGTACTTTACAGACCCAGGAATGTAATCAAGGCCCTCAATCTCAAGCTCCCCTGCTTGTGCATCCTTAAGAAAGCGCTCTTCTTTGGCAACACCCTCAGGCTTACGATTGAGTGGAAGATCGTCGAGGTTCATAATGAGTAATGAAGACGGCGCGAATGTATATTCTTTACTGCCTTTCTTGACTACAACTTTATCACCATCAATAACTCTAAGGACGTTGACATCTGACGCAGGAGCCAAGTGGATTTTGTCACCATCATCTGCCCGCCCAACAGTTTCTCTATCATGGCGTGTCTGAAACTTTACGTCAGGCTTACCCTTACTGTGAATGAACTTCTTGACAGCTCCCCATAACTCACGGTTGCGAAGTGTGTCTACTCGCCTGTTATCTTCGTTAATCTTCATGCGTTATGTGTCCTTCTTCCAGTGTGGGCTCCCAGGTGTGTATAGTCCTGGCATGGCCATCACAGCCCGGTCATCTTTGTATTTCAGCAAAGCTTTAACAAGATGTGAGGCACCTTCAGCTTCTGTTAAGAGACCAGTGATTGTTGGAAACTTCATGCCTTAACTAGTTGCTTCCATAAGATTTTTACCGCTTGTAATACTCACATGGAACTTACCCAAATCTGGTAAAATATTCCGCATGATTTGGGCAATGTCACCCCGCTCTGTATTTGGCGCTTGATCAACAATAATCGCGTCGTGAAGAAACATAACAACCTTCCGCTCAGTATCCTGTATTAGATTTTCATATACAGCGCGATATGCTAGACTACAAATATCAGCTGTGTTTGATGCTATGTAATTCTGATAAGCATTTCGTTGCTTGTCAACGTGGACTGGTCGCCCAAACCAGTTGAAAACTACACCCTCATTGTCAACAAACTCGTTTTCGAGCTCTCGTCGACGTGTTGCAATACCTGGAAATGCGGCGCTAAACATGGTAATGTACTCTTCGACCCTGGATTGTGGCACCCCAAACTTCTTACTTGCAGTCGACATTGCCATTCCATACAACCTGCCAAGCGCAAGCACTTTGATATTGTCGCGGCGCATCGGCAGTCCTGTCATTTCTTTAATTTGTGTGTACAGGTCTTCTACCATCGCAACCTTTGAATAGCCTGCATCAAAAAGTGCGATGCGAAAATCAATTGCTTTGAAATCGTAGTGAACTAATTCACCCTCATCAAATCTACTAACAAACTTGCTACGTTCAGGCTTTCTAATATTCAGGATGTTTGTTCCTCTAACTACAGACAGGCGCCCAAGGCGTGTTGATGCAGGTGACATTTCAATCTTTTCAGCTCCTGTGGTTGTTGAAACTGGCTGCTTTGCCATCTCAATTAATACACTGTCAAGCGGAATGATCATCTCATTATAGAAAGCTAAATGCTCATCAAAGAAAGAAAGAAGAATTGCCTTATCAAGAATGTCTCTTGTCAAAGCAGTACGAGCTTGCAGGTAACTTTCTACAGTGTGCTGCGGAAATAGCTCATCAACCTTGTAATTCTGGATTGGTATGCCAGCATGAACGTGGGCACGTATTCCAGACTCGAAAAGTTGGACCAGCATGCTGTTTCTGCTTGTCAACTTGACACTACCAATATCCACACCAACACCTAAAAGCTTAATGAGATAGTGAATATTCACACTTTTTTGAGTGCCTAGCGTCTCGCGATTGTGTGTAACGAATATGCTGTCAGACGCATGCATCACTTCGCGTAGATCTATTGTGCTAAGAAAACCATAACCCTCACAGAAAGCAGAGCTTCCGAGAACCGTATAAACACAATATTCCATGTAAGTTCATTATATCTCTTGGCCGGATTTTATGAATTTACTTAGTTTTAAACAAGCTAAAGTGATTAGCGACGGCGGATGACCGAGGGCGGTGGGCCTTCCTGACGAAGGCTTTCTATGCGCGCGCGCCGTTGTTCATCTTGCTTTTTACTACGTTGCTCAAGAATCTTCTCAGCCTCAGCATCAATAGTATCATTTCGTAGACCAACAACCTTGGATGGCTGCGCTGTCAAGTGTAAATAGCGAATATGGATATTTGTTGTAAATTCACCGGCGCCGAGTCGATGTTCAATTGCAATTGTTTGATAGAGACCATCCCAGAATCCTGAATTTAGATCCATTGCAATCACCTGATAAATTGGAATGTGGGGAACTCCAAGAAGATCGATTTCACCTTCAAATTGTAGCCTGGCAAGATCGGGCTCATGCGCTCTATATGCTACGCTCCCTGCGGGAACGCCGATGGCAGATTGCAACTGTGATGAGCTTTTACCTGCCATTGTTTCAGCAACAATAATATCCTGCAGTCCAGGATCATTGATAAGCGCCATGTTCATTGTTCTTATTGGTGAACATGCACGGCCGTATGCAAGTGATGGAACTTGTGTCTTCTGCAGTTCAAGCTTCTGTGTGGGTGTCAAACCGCCGTAATATTCTGCAAGCGGAATATTGGCAGCTCTATCGATAAAGAACATCGCAGATAGCTTTCGTTTCCCAACTGTGATTGTCCTTGTAAAGACATGCGGCTGTGGGCGAACAAACGCAGTTGGTGTGTTGGTCACATAATGATCGTAGTTTGCAACATGATTTGCCATAATCCATGAAAAGAAACCAGATGTTGTTACACCTGTTTTTGTGTTCTTAACATCCAACAGCCACGCTTTTATGTCGTCAGTGAAAATTGGAAAGTTGAGCATGCTATGACCAGCATATGCGCCTGCCCTCTCATTGAAATTACTGACAATAACTGTGTCAAGCACCGGCACATCATTCTGAATCAGATCCCTTACAACAAACTCATTGATCAGCGCGCCGAGTGTAACTGCCCTGATTGGTGTCTTTACGCCAACTTTACTCTGGATGCGTGACATCAGAGGAGAAGCGAATGTATATTGATTTAGAGCATTGTTTGTTGAGATTTCATCAATACGCTTAATACACAAATCAATATTATGCCTGTAAGCAGTTGATAGATCGTCAGGTTCGTCTTCTTCATCCTTAGTGAAGACTGACGCAAATGTTTTACTGTCAAGTATATCAGCTGATTCAGCTGACTCTCTAAAGCTTGCAAGGCCTCTCTCATCAATCTTTGCATCTGCAAGCTGCTGCCTTTCAAGGCGTGCTTGGTAAATGTTAAAGACTCGCGTGAACCTTTTCCCTGCTGCATCCCTATTTGTATACGCACCAAGTTGAGCATAAACATAGACACCGACACCCTGCTGCAACGCACGAAACTTTATTGTTGCAACACCAACTTCATCGATTCTAATTGTGTAGTCATGGTTCTGAAACTTCAACTCCTCAATATAGTCTTTGCCACCAAGGTTTCGCCATCCAAAGCGCAAAAGCATTGGAACGCCGAGTGCAAAAAGGTGGCGGTATGGCTGTAGTTGTATTGCACTAACGTCAAAGAACTTTAGTGTATATTCAATGTGTGCGATTCCGAGATCATTGAAGGGTCCAGTGAGGTGACCTTCATCATATTGAATCGTGACGTCTTCAATTGCAACCTCAGGCCTATCAGCAAAGGCGCGGTTCGGGCGTGGGTTCTTTGCATGATCGATTGTTGTTTCATGAAACTTTGCATTTAAGTCAAGTTCAACAACAACCCTTGGCTCTTCCTTAAATCCGTCTAAGAAATGAATCGCAATATAGGGCTGTGCTTGTGCATAATCAATTGTCTGTATGCATTTTTCTCCGTCTGGAAACGGGTTCAGACCAAACATAGTAAAAACAGAATCAATTGTCTCAGGATCAAAAACAAATGGTGAGTGAGATACTCTATCAAGCTTTCTTGATACTTTCAGTTTCTTTATTGAACCTTCAAGAATGTCATGGACATCTGCAGCTGCTTTTGCATCTGCTGTCGGTGGAGACATAACAATAATTGGTGGAAGTGTTTCATCACTTGTCACAAGATTATCTGGATATTCTCTTGTTCTAAGACGTTGGAAATATTTGTTCAGCTCATTTACTGCCACACTACACCTCTACTGGAATTATAAGTGTTCCATTTTCCCAGGCATCAAAGAAATATCCGATCCCATTTAAGTCAGCAATTACCCACCATAGTCGAGCGTCTCCAAGATACTCGGCAGCAAGATCTGTTAGGCGAGTCTCTTCTGTTACTTCAACTGTAAATGTAGTTGTGGCACGCACGCCATGATCAATTACATCTTGTGTTTCAATGAATGTGCCCTGCACAGTTCCAAGATCATCGTATCGTCCCATTATTTTACCTTGTCCAGCTTCTTATAGTCTTGCCAGCGTGTGTAGAATAGCATCCCGGATGTATCACCTTCGCCGTGGTTTGGATTCCAACCATATGGAGTCTCATCATGCACAACTTCAAAATTAAAACTAATGTCAATATGATAACTGACGAAGTTTGCTTTCTTCTCGCGCTCTGCTGGATCATATAAGACTTGTAGTTTTTGTTCGTTTGTTCCAATGTGATAGTCAATACTGGCATTGGTAATATATCCGCCTAAACCAGCATCACGATTTAAATTTGAATCATGAAGACTAACACCAAGACTATCAACCCCAAGATTGCGGCGTGCTGCGGCGCCAGCTGCGCTTTTACCTTTTGCATCACCTGTGTTTCCTGCACGCTTAATCATATTACCAATTCGCATACGAATAAGGGGAGCCTTATGAATAATCAAAGAAGTACTTAGTGTCTCAAGGCCAGACGCAATTCGCGAGCGCGCTTCAGTTTCAAACTCAGAAGCAACTTCAACTATTTCTTCAAGCTCAGTAATTAAGCGTTGCCCTTCAACTGTTGTGCGAGGGTTAACAATTTCAGCGCCTGGGATGCCAAAATATTTTCCGTCTGCTGCAAATACAGGATCAGCTTCAGTTCGCAGTAGTAAGCCTGGTATATTTTTGCCATCGCGGGTAATTGTAATCTCTTCGGCAGCACTTAGCTGACCCAACGAACCCTCTGCACCAATTCTTTTTTCACGAGCGAACTTAAAGTTTCTATCATCATTTAGCTGCTGCTCAAAATCTGTTGCAGATTTAACTTTCTCTTTTCTAAATGAGGGATAAAGCAACCAGATAAATGCTTCAAGTTTCTGATAGAGGACATTAACTTGATCAATTCCCGACATTGTTCCATCATCAACTGCGATAAGCTTAAAACCGACTGTGATTGAACGATTTGTTCCACGATAGATTGGGACCTGCTGCACCCTACCGTAATATGTCTCGGAGTTCCACTCTACATCGTAATTTTCAGCAAGATCTGTTAGAGTAGCTGGAAACCTAATGATTCTATTGGTCCTACGAAAGTCTGAAAAGTAAAACGGAAACATATCATAATCTCCGTTTGCACCGTCAGCAGTGTCTATTGGATTTCCGTCAGTTCCAACTGGTGTTACAACCAATCCTATATATGGATTTTCACCAACTGCTGCTTTGCTGTTGTTTGCACTGGGATCAACACCACCTACATAGCTGCTGCGGTGTGCAAATTGTGCAGGTACTTCCCTACTAATGTCGACAGGATCCTCAAACAGCTCTGACTCGCTGTTTGCAGGTTGTGTATTTCTATCTTCAATACCCTGGCCGACGTCAGCAAAGCGACTCGGTGTTGCGCCTGGATTTTTCATTCGATTAACGAGCGCTGCATATGGCTCGCCCTTAAATGGGCTCAACCCAGAAAGATTTTTAATACGCTTGCTAACTGGGCGCGGCCGATCATTGGCAGCTTTTGTTGGCGAATTATCATGCTTTGGTGCGTGAGGCGGAGCAGGAGTTGAACTTGGACGTGCAGTACCTGACGGCCTTCTAGGATTTGGCGTCAGCGGCAAACTTCGTGGTGCACGGGGCCCTGGTGGGAAAAAAGGATCGTGTGGATTTAGTGGATCTTGTGCCATGCTTACATCCTAGTTGCAAGACCCTCACCTAGGCCGCGTCGGCCTGCAGGTTTAAGGTCTTTTGTATTAACAACGTTGACGAAAACTGGATCTGTTCGTTTACCAGTTGGGCCAGATGCGTAATTTCTACTCGATGTTGGCTGGTGCGCCCGTTGCGTTATTCTATTAAGTGATCCCTCAACTCTACGTAAATCAACACGTGCCAGGGCTTGCATTTCTGCCTTAAGCTCTGATATGCTCTCAATTGTATCCGCAAATCTTGGGCCAGAAATTGCTGTGATTTTTCCAATTCCTGCTGCAGCATGCTCAATTCCTGAGCCGGCAAGCTTAAAGGCTAGACCCACTGCAAGCGCCACACCTGCAAGTGCGCCTAAGAATGCTACAAGTGTCATTCCGGCAGTAGCTCCTGGTGGACTTGCAATTGATGCGCCAATTGCAAGGGCTGCATACGTAAATGCGGTCATACCTACTGCAGCCGCAAAGAATGCGCTCGGCGAGGCGGCAACTTGTTCAGTCAAGAATCCCATGCCAACTGCAAGTACGCCAACTGCTGCAGTAACTGCTGCAAGCTGGAAACCACCAACCTTCAGTGAAGCCATGAGTTGACTAAACGTTGCCATTGCAGCTGTTGTAGCACCGCCAATGGCAGCCCCTACAGAAGAAGCAGCAGCAGCAACACCAGTAAATGCTTTACCAAGCAGGATTGATTTTGCAACCAAGAATGCAACCGGGCCTGCAATGAAACCAACTACAACACCGAGGCCTTGTAAGAATCCATCAACATCAGATCCCATAAGACCAGCAACTTGCTTAATGACGAACGCAAGTATAAACCCAAATGTGTTTAAGCCAAGGGCGACGCCGCGAATGAATGGCTGCATCGACATGAATATGTTTGTCATATTCTTAATCAGCGGCATCATTGTTGTCATTGCCTCGCGGCTTAAATCAGCCATAGAAGCTTGATTTTCCATGTCAGACGTAACTTGAGAGAATGCTGTATGTAAATTATCTGAAGAGATAAAGAGTTGTACCTGGGCATCATCCAAATTAAGCGCGTTGGCAAGGAACGCCTTCTGCTGCTTATTCAGATTGTTGAAATCGCCTGTTGCTCCTGCGAGCTCTTCCTGGAGTGTAGCAAAGATTGTTGCAGGCTCTTGCTCAGCAAACATACCAAACGCGTCGAGGCTTGTTCCGAATGCTGCGTTCAGTTTTGCAGTTGTTTCAATTGCCCCCTGAATTGACGTGAATTTATCAGCAACATCAAAGACAGTTCCCATGCTCAAGCCTGTTTCCTTCGCGGCCATTGCAATCTTGGTAAGTGCGAATGTAGTTTTGATGCCGAAACGCGAGATCATGGCTGCATTTTCATGCATATCGTTGATCAACTGCGCCGACACAAGACCAGACGCGTCGGCGACGTTGATCAACTCGAGGTAGAAGTTCTTTGCACCCTTAGTCGTCATTCCATAGCCTTGTGTTAGAATACGGAAGTAACCAGCAGATGCACCCGCCTCTGCGCCGAATCGTTGCTGCAGGGTGAGGATAAGCTCAAGCTCTGTTGAGTTTTCGTCGAATTGCCCACGGAGGAGGCCGAACTCGCCGCGCAAACCAATCAAAGCCTTTTGCACATCGAGCGTGTCAGCACCGAACTTTGTTGCAAACTTAGTTGTTGAGCGGCCAAGCATATCAAGATGTGCCTGGCCTTCGCCAAAGACGCCGACTGTCTGCAAGAATTCAGAGCGAACAGGATAGAAATCAAGTGTGACAAGCTTATTTGCCCAATTGTTCAATGCCTCAAGACTATTAACGAAGACAGAGCCTCCCTCTGTCATTTGCTTCTTTAGTGCTGCGGCCTTCTGGATTGCTGTAGTTGTTGCCTCATTATAATTGACGATCTCATTGACAAGTTCAATGAATGAGAACTTGTTCTGCTTGATTGTCCTTTCAAGCTCTTCGCCTTTTCGATTTAAATCGCCAATAGCTTGTGCTGCAAAACCAGCAGCAGCAGCACCAGCTGATTTAGATTTTCCGATGCCATCAAGCATTTCTTCAGTAAATTTGCTGGCAGAGATTAATCCAGCTTCATAAGCCTCAATGAGCTTTGGAAGCACGTCCTTATACATTTCAACGAATTTATCACGATTGTTGTCAAGACTAGCTGACAAATCTTCATATTGCGCGGCCATTGCAGCAATGACCTCGTTGACATCGCCAACTTCAGGATCAAGTGCCTTTAGCGCCTTGAGGAACTTTTCAGAATTCGCAGCAGCATCAGACATCGCCTTTGCGAAGTCTATGACATTTTTCTCGGATGCACTCACTTCTTATTCGACTCCTCAATTTCCTGAATTAAGCGTTCGTGGAACCAACGCCTTTCAGGCAGCTTCATCAAATAAATATCAGATCGCGCGAATCCGCCGTGCTTTACGAGTCTATAAATTAGTTCTAGTTGATCAGCTTTCGAAGGATGGCCAAAAAAACTTCGCTGACAGCGGGATCTCCAATTCTGCCTCATGATCGCAGAACTTGCAGACTACAGGCTGCACAAGCTCAAGCTTTGGCTCAACATCTTTAATTGCTGCCCGAAGCGCAGCACCATCTGCAGCAGGCATCGCATTTAGAAATCTCTTGATTTCCGCTCGATTTTCGGTCTGGCCCTTAGGGGTGGCGACAGATATGATCGCCTGCATGAGACGACGTGTCATTGTGTCCCCACGTGTCATTCCCATACGCTTTTTGGTTTTAGCCGCCTTGATTAATGCATTTTCATCTGCACCAGTTGCAAGCTTAAACGTGACATCGAAGCCAGTCTTGGGTAATTTGCAACTAAAAGCATTCTCACCCAACCTAATAACATCACCCTTGTCAAGCTCTTTAATTGGTAAGTTGTTCATACTGAACAGCTCATCGAATTCTTCATCACAACTTGGACATGTTACAGTCGCTTCGTACTCTGACCCGTAGCCCGAGATGCGGATGGCCACAGCAATCGCGTTCCTGTCAGCCGCTAACAGCGTGTCGGTGTCAACATGGATCATTAGGCACGCTTTGATTAATTCGTCAAGCGCGCGCCCAGCCTTAACAAGCGCTGCAGAGTAAAGAATGTCCTCCTCAGCAGTAGTCATACACTTGATGTCTACCTCACGCAATTGATAAAAAGGATGGTCTTCTGGGTAAACTAAACCACGCGAGGGCAGTGGGATTGTTTCGAATGGAATTGCAATATCAAGAACACCATTGAATTGTGATGGTGTTTCCTTAAGCTCAGGGGTGTCGATCCCCATTTGGTTACTCATGCGTACCTCTTGTTACTTTCTTCAATTTGCTGAATTGCGTTGAAGTGGAGACCTACAATTCGCTCCACACCTTCCTCTGACATGAGGAATTTGCACTCAGCTGGATTTGTCATGAACAGATTCTCTGTTAGGATTGCTGGCATAACTGTTTTCTTAAGCACCCAGAAATTGGCTTCTTTGTCATTATCACCATCTCTGGTATCTCTTCGCATTCTAAATTCAGGTAGTGACTCTTCTGCTGATTCATAAAAAACTTCAGCAATCTTGTCAGAGCGTGTTTCGCCTGGAGATGTATAAACTGACCAGCCGCCAGCGGATGGCTTTGAAAATGCGTCAGCATGAATTGAGATGAAGACTGGTTTGAGGCGACCTGACCTCTTCTGGCGCTCTCTACGATATACGTCGTTTGCAAAATCAGTTCGTTCGCGAAGCGGAACATCTTGCTGGCCAAGTGTAGCAGAGGCCCATTGATAACCAGCTTCGTCAAGAAGCTCAATCAACCTGTCGAGAACCTTGCGGTTGAATTCACCTTCGAAAAGCTGGCTGCCATCTTCCCATACAGGAGACCGCTTGCCAGCAGTTTGATAAAGGCCATCAATGATGCCGCCGTGGCCAGCATCAAGAATCCAAAGATACTTACTCATTTAACAAATCAATTTCTGACTAAATGAATGCCTTGACGGCGTTAACCGTGGAAGTTCAGGTTCAGGAAATGGAAGTGTAGAATCTGTTCTACAATCGCGATGGGGTGTATGCTTTTCCATCACAAGATCAAGATGGTCCTTTAGAACTGTTACCTCATGCTCACTCAACGTGCGCTGGCCAGTAATCTCAAAGAAGCCTTTCAGCCAATATGTAAAATCTCTTGGAGTCATTTGTTTCTTTTCCTCAATTCTTTATAAGTAGACAATGCTACAAGAATTATAGTAGTACTTTAATTGTATTACTGGGCAGCAGGAATTGGAAACGAAATCAGTTACCACTCTTTACGGAGGTGGCGCTGGAGATCACTCGGCAACTTGGTGGCAAATTTCTTAAGAATCCTAACAAATTGCTCAGGATCATCAAGCGGTTCATCTTTGACATCCATGAATGAGGGTTGGGGCCCTGGATATCCAACATACTCAAGATAATCTTCATAATCAGGCCAGCGATCCTCATCATATTCAACTTGGCCTTTAAATTTGAGCCAATTTGTCACATCAAAGTGTATCTGAACATCCTTCCTCGAATCCTGCTTATGCTTAAAGATGATAAGTGGGTCGTTTTTCTTGTGGTATTGATTATAATACTTCTTCAGGCCCGGCGCTGCCGTGCACCACCTCGTACCCTTGCCAAGATAGCAGGCTGCTGCGTGTGTCTCAGGAATGAAGATCTTCCATTCGTCATCTTCACCAATAAGATTCATCCCAGCACTTGCATCACCTGCGATTGGGCGAGCAGCCATGTGCTCATGATATTCTTCTTCAGCATCATTGACAATTCTAATAAGCTCTCCAATACTGGGAATATCGTAAATGTTGTTTTTCTCTAGGATTACATCAACGCCTTGCGCTTTCATTTGATAGAAGATTTCAAGGTGCCCCAGAGCATGAGGAAGACTCCTTTCCCAATTTCTGGCAGCTTTTACATCCTTGGTTGCGTGAACAAAACTACCAATTAACCAGTTCAGCGCTTCACCTCTATACTTGTCTTCAATATCGTGTGGGACTGCATCCTCAATCTCTTGTAGAAAATCCTGATAGAGGTTTTCATACGAACTATGTTCACCCGGCATTTGCTTCAAGCGCATCACAGCATTCTTGAACTTTTTACTTTTAAACCGCTGCTCAACCTGACTATACGAAATCTCGTTGAGGAGCTGGAACATGGTTGGAAATGCTGTCATTTTCGTGCCTTTTAAGCTTCCAGAAGTGTATCTGGATATCACATCCAGAACGTGAAATGGGAGGACCGGTTGGTCACTCCTATCACAAAATTATTAAACAATTTGATGACCAAACCCATTTTCCGCCATTCCTTTCTCAATGGCAGAAACGAGGTTATGTCAGGTTGACGTTTGCTTCTGTATAGAGGCGTGACGCGTGGCGCAGCACAACCACAGACGTACCTTTCTCCTTAGAAGTTTAGAATTGCTTTGTCGTATCGAACTTCAATCTCAATGTCTGCAGGATCAGCATTCTCCATATCCAGGTCACCCCAGTTTGAAGATTTGAACCAGCCTCCAACAAGTGTCCACTCTTCAGCGATACCACCTTCAGGATCAAGCATCTTTACAACCATGTCTTCCTTATACGTTGCAGCAAAGCCTGCACGGCCTGTCTGGGGATCGTAAAGGAGCTTAAGCTTGTCATACACTTTCTGCGCAGCAGAGGGCTCTAGAGGATCGTAGAGTCGGAGTGTAACACTCTGTGGCTCATACTTCCCTGCGAGATACCTTCGCTCATTGAGATAGTGAATTTCAATCTCATTGTTATTTACATTTGGTCTCGCAAAAGCCTTAAGCGTAAACGCATCGATACCGTCGACCTCAAGGATCCATCGGTTTTTGCGCTTCGGCTCAAACTGATTTGCGAGCATCTCATTTACACTTAGCTCAGCCATTTGTTATTCACTCCTGTTGTAAGTAGGACTTTAGCCCTGTTGTAGGTAGTTCTTTTCAAGAGTTGCCCACTGTAGGAAAGAGGCCATGCCAGAAGGGCCGCGGCCGTGGCGGCTTGAAGTGTCTTCGCCACCGTAGTGACCGCCCTTTTCCTTGTAGCCTTCCTTCTTGAACTCCTTGGCCCAACCGAGCAGCTTCTTCATTGTTCCTGGGCCGCCGGTGAACCATGCTGTTGAATCAATCAGCCCTGTTGTGAATGAACCTTCAACTTCACCGGTCTTTGCGTTCATCGCGATGAATACGCTGTGCCAGCCTGGATCCCAGTGATACAGAAGAGTGTAAGTATCACCTGAATACTCGTCCTGCCCCTCAGAGCCTGCCCATAGAATTGAATCCCTGGGCCAGCCCTTTT